CGCTTCATGTTCTTCTTTCAACTTTTCGTAATCATTGATGAGTGTATGGTACTTCTCTTGTAGTTCATAAAACTTAGTCTCTAAGTCCATGAGTCTACCAACTAAGCGTTCGTAGTTGTCAATCATTGTTTTTCCCTTGCTTTTAGCATGGTGTCGGCTACTTTGTAGGCTCGATCCGGCAGTTTTTCATCGTAGGCGTAGCGAGTCATCAGCGCCTGCATCGCCTTGGCAGCAAAGTAGTCACGCAATGTCATTCCTGTTGAATAGCTGTGCTCCGGAGGGATCACTAAAGGAAACGCTGGCCCACCTGTTTGTTTATCATTCATACAATTTACTCCTTAAACGTATAGCACGAAGAATTGTGTTTGCAGTACTGCAGTACTCATCGCAGTCACAATGGTCATCGTGCAGAAAGTTTGCCTTATGGGACGCTGCAATTCGGGCACACGCCTCTCGTTCTTCCTTAACAGCGGCAACTAATCGGTCACGCCATTCGGCTTCTATCATTTCAATAGTGTGTTTATTATTCATCATTTGCTCCATGAAGATCTGCTTGTTTTTGTTTATACCACTTGATAGCAGCAACCCAAGCAGCAGACACAGCAGGTTGTCCTTGCCAAGGTTCAAAAGGTAATCCGTACTCTTTAGCCCACTTGAGATAGGCTTCCTGAGTCTCTTTATCCCACATATCTTTTATGTCATGTTCATTTATCATACTCTATTTGATCCTTTCAATAGTAGACAACCACTCTTCAAACTTCTTGTCAATCTCTGATGGTTTAGCCCTTTGTGTCCTCTTCTCGATCTTCTTAGGAACGTAAGGCTTCTTGACAATAACTTCATTAGGCCACACAAGCTCTTCAGCAGTGTACCACGGTGCATTGGGTGCTAGGATAGTTTTCATGTTGTCATTTCAAGTTAAGAAACAAACCAACTTGTGCAATAGAGTAACCAAGCCAGATAGCCATGTTACTGTATTCCCCTTTAAGGCCTTGGAGTACACCTACTACGGCATATCCAATTCCAGTGCTACCTACGATCATCATCTCAACCACTGTTCTTCTCCTTGAGTTGTGCTTCTAACTCTGCAATACGCATGGCTTGTTTGTATGTCATTTCTTGTAGATCTTGGCAAATTGCGTCTAAATCTGCGTTGTATGCAATAGCTCTGTCTAACATGCCCAGCGTCCTATCGACTTCTGTTTTGGAATAGATACCCAGCGCATTTCGAATACCTTCAAGAGTGCTCTTTGCTTGCGTTAATGCTTCAATGCTCATAGATCCTCCATCACAACTTCATACATTCTACCAGTATCCAAATCATACTTCAACGAGCAAGCAGGGCCAGTAAGACCGTTATATCTATTTTTGGCTACTGCTACTTTAGTTGTATGTCGTACACTAGCGTCAGGACTCATTGAGTTACGCTCTAATGTAATCACAGCATCAGACAACTGAGCGATAGCACCTGAGCCTCGTAGTTGAGACAGAGACACTGCCTGCCCATCTTCGTGGCCTTTGTCGCTGTTAGGTCGCTTCAAGTGAGATACACAGATAAGCGTAATCTCTAGCTCTTGCACCAAAGTACGTAACTTAGTCATCAAGACGTCAATAGCTTTCCTATCGTCATTCCCGTCCATACCAGAGACAAGCAAGCTAATATGATCCAAGAAAACGACACGACAATCGCAAGCCTTGGCCATGTATCGTATACGATTAAGAACGTTATCCAAAGCAAGAGAACCAAAGTGATCGAAGAGAAAAATACGGTCAGTTCCAAGGGTAGCATCGAAAGCCTCCTTCAGTTCTTGTTCGCTGACTGGTGTGTCTGGCAGGTGCAACTTCTTGTTTGCATGGAGAGACATAACGCTTCTAGCAGTTTTTCTGACTGATTCCTCCAGAAACATGCCTCCGATGTTCCACTTTGTTGTGTTGAGGATGTTGAATAAGATTTCCCTAAGGAATTGGCTTTTTCCGAGACCGCTGCCTGCTGTGACAGTAATGAGTTCTGCTTTTCTGAGTCCATAGAGTAAGTCATTTAATCCTTTGAATGGGTAGAAGGCTTCTGCTTTAGGTTCTGGTGTGTTAACTGACTCCCAAAGGCTTGAGGCAGCAACAATGCCGTCAGGGACAAAGGTTTCTGCTCTCCACCATTGGTTGACGAACTCAGCGGTTTTACCAGTTTTAAGATAGTCGCAAGCATCTTTGAAGTCCTTTAAGTGTTTAACAATCTTACATTTGCTACCGAAGAGTTCAGCTACTTCATTGGAAGCCTTAATCCCCGCATCATCTGCGTCGAAACAGATCACAATCTCCGCAAAGCTATCTAGGTATTCATAGTTAGCCTTACAGTCCTTCAATGCAGCTGAAGCACCGTTACGGATAGACACAACAGGCCACTTGCTACCTGTCATCTGATAGGCCGCTAGAGCGTCTAATTCGCCTTCACAGAGGGTGATGTACTTACCTCCCTTAGCGAATAGCTGTTGACCGAATAAGGCCGCCTGTGACCAGCTACCTTCAACATTGAAGTTCTTCAGTTCAACGTGACGTACCTTAGCAGCTACCTCCTTACCATCTTGGTCAAAGTAAGGGTAGTAATGCTTTGTAGCATCCTGTCGTACACCGTAGGCTTCACAGGTCTGTTGTGTAATCCCCCTGTCAGGGATAGCCTTAATTTCACCAACTTTGCTGACCATAGTTTTTTCTTTCGGTTTAGTAGGCACATCCTGATAAGTACCGTCACTTTCGTAATGATTGCACACATGGCAGTAGGTATGCCCGTCATCGTAAAGACTGTTTCCATCTGAGGAACCACAGGCTTCACATGGTATGTGTTTCAAGAACTTTGAAGCTATCTTGACATTAGAAGTCTGGATCGTCATGTAAAATCCTTTCAGCAAGACCACATTGGTCACAAACACGATAAATCCCGTTGGGTGCTACGTACATAGTATCAACACCGCCACATCGTAGACACTGAAGGCTATCATCTTCTTCGTCCTCTGCTGTGGAAAGATCCGCAGCCGTAGGCGAGGACTCTGTAGCGGCAGTTTCCAAGTCTCTACCGAATATAGCATCCCAACGCTTGTTGTATTCGTCTTGAGATACGCTAAAAGGGCGAGGTGAGCTACCTTTACCAGCACTGCGTTGGCCGTCTGACTTACTCATAATCTTTCTCCTTTTACGCCAACCAAGGGCAGGTTTAAACATTGTTAGACTTTCGCCATTGAAGTAACACCCTTTGAATGTCCAATAAACAGGCTTCTGAGGTGGTTTTGTTAGCTAGGAATACCTCTAGGTCATCCATCAAGGTTTCTAGCGTGTAAAAGGCTTCTACGGCCTTCTGTGAGCACTTGTATGCGTGAGCATCAGTTGGGTTTGTCAGTTCATAGGTTACAGTTACTCTCACTTCAAACTCACTTTCAACAAAGTTAATACAAAAATACACAAAGACATAATCATACTTGGCCTCTTGCTCGTATTGCCTTGCTGTAATCAACAATTGCCAAATCATAGGCGTGAGAACTAATTTGACAATGCTTGTATGGGTTCGGTAATGTCTGACAAAATCTTGCACACGCCTCACGCTCCGTTTGTACGATAAGCTCAACAAGTTCTTTTGCTACATCCCATCGCACGACACCAGCATGATATGCTTTCTTGACAAGTTCAGCGGTAGTCAGAGTTGTCATAGCTTCACCTCTGCGTCAATAATGTCCTTGAGCACTTGATTCCAACCATAGACAGAGACTAACTCAGCTACATCGTTGATTGTATGGTGATAGTGGGCTTCCTCTTTGAACACCCAATCGTCTACCTCTTTGTCTGTTGCACCGTATTCATTCATCTTTATTTAACTCCTTAAAGTCAATTCCGTTATCCACGGCTATGCCGTTATATTCCATAACTAGTTGATATGCCCTACGTAACTCGTAGTAGCGTGTATTGTTTTCCTCTTTGTCATAGGAATACATAGGTACACCCCCAATGTTAGGAGACAAATCCCCATACTGTGATTTTAAGACACCCAAAAAGACATCAAGTGCCCCGTCGTAATCAATTTCAACTGTAATTTTATCCATTGGTTTCCTCTTTACGTTGCACTTTAAAGTATCTTTAATGATAAAAGATATTTAAGGTATCTTTAATAGTGTATTTTACTTCTATGAAACGTCTATGAATCACCATAGGCTTCATTAGATACTACATAGTAATCTATATAGTCTCCTAGTTCCCCTGTGTCCATTTCCCTAGAAGTTGATTCTACATCATCTTCATCACCATCAAGGTCTAAATCCGACTGTGTTACTAGGTCTTTCCGTTCAATGACAGGGAACAAACCCTTCACATCTTCAAAACAAACCTTGCATAGGTCGATGTAGTCCATCGTCAAAGCATTCTTTCTGGTTGCTTCGTAATCGGATAGCAACCTATCACAACAAACACAGTGTGTCATCTTTAAATCCTCTCAATTCGAGTTGAACATAGTTACATAGGTGCAGGTATTCCCCACATCTAGATCGTGCCTTCTAGGGGTGTTTTAATGCGTTCTAGGGCTATTGACTCCCATTCTTCATCGTCATACCAAGAGTTTATCTCATCTTCAGGTAATTCTACTGCTTTAATCTCAGCTTCATCTTCGTCTTTTGCCTTGACTTCAACATAGAAATACTG